TAGCTACTATGATTACAGTAGGGGCTACATCTAATGGATATGTTGTTGGTCAAGATGCTACCGCCTTGAGTGCTATGAATGCTGGTTTAGAGGATAGATTTAAGAAAAAAATTAAAAATAAAGTAGACAATAATACAGTAGGTTCAGCTTCACTTAATGAAAGTTATAATACAGCCTTAAATGATTTTAATACATTTGTAGGTGAGCTAGGTTCTATTAACGGTGAATCATATCCAAAATGGAATCAAGAAGCAATTACCGCTTTTTCTTCAACAGCTGCTCAATTTTATGAGTATGACCAAGCTAAACAAACCCTAGAAGCATCAGGTGTAAAAAATGCATCCCAAGTTACTTTAGGTTTAGCAACTAGTTCTATCAAACCTATAGCATCTCCAAATGGTGGGTTCTTACCATTTGATCTATCCGTAACAATGGATGGACTCTCAGGAATGAAAGTTTATCAAAAATATACTATTGATACTAATTACCTTCCATCTAATTATCCAAATACATTAGAATTTTTAATTAAAGGTATTACTAATGATATTAGCAATAATCAATGGACTACAACTTTAGATTCATTTGCTATACCAAAAAACCCATTCGGTTCATCTGTATCTCAAACATCAGCAGCAGCATCTTCTAAATCATTATCAAATGGAATTAGAGGAACAAAACCAACATTTACAGGTAATACACCTAATGCTGATAAATTAAGAGCATTACTTATATCTTTAGGGTATACTGAAAAAGGAAAAGAACTATCTAATGGGGGTGATATATCTCCTGAATTATTAAGATATGCTTCCTCTGTGTTTAAAGTAATTAAAAAACAACTTCCAAATCTAAACATAACAGTAACCGGAGGTAATGATAGGTATCATCAAAAATTAAGTTACAAATCATCTCATAGTCTAGGAACAGGTTTAGATATAGCTATATCACCAGCAACCCCAGCTAATAAAAAATCAGTTGATACAATATTAGGAGGGTTTGCAGCTGGTAATCAAAATCTAATAGTTAGCTTTATTAATGAGTATGATTACCCATCTAGCGCGGCAACAGGAGGTCACTTTCACCTAAGAATAGGAGGTAAAATAGAGAGTAAACGAATTAGTGGATTTAATAAATTAGCTAGTCAAGGACAATTAATAACTTATCCAATAGTATAAAATGTATTATCCTAAATCCCAAATTACTCCTAATTTATACACCAATGGTGGTGAATTTATATTAAGTGATAGTAAATCTGAATATAATGGCTATTATTTTAAAATATCCACAGGAAAATATTTTACTGGTAGGAACCAAGATGATAGACCTAATATTGAACTTATTCCGGTTGAGGCCTTATCTCAAGATAATATTAACACACCAAATCCTAATGTAAATGTTAATGTTTTATCTTTAGACAGTACTGATTTTATTTCTAATCAATATGAAGTAAACACAGATGATGTATTTGATTATTTTAATTTAAAAAATATAAACATATACAACCCACCCAAAACTAACACACCATATTATAATCCAGTACTCCCAACAAATCAAGATTATAAAAACGGGGAATTTAGACGATTATTCTGTAAAAAAACAAACGAAATACAATACACAGAAATAAACGCTGTTGTATATAATCAATTAATAGCTAAAGACCCAAAAATCTTATGGCAATTATATGAACCATTCAATATAACATGGCAATTAACAGGCAATGCCGGAGATGTAGCTAGAATAAACTATAGAACAGTAGAATCAACATCTAAAAAAAGAAAATTACCTAAACTTGGAGAATACCTAAAGTCTGATTATATTAAATATTATAAATAAAATGGTTATAACAAATGTTTTGGTTAATAGAATCTCAAGATCAAATTGAGTATTTAATAGGTAGAAATTACAATGAAGCATTCATTGAAATAATACCACATCATGATAAGGTACATCCTGCTTTAAATGATGTTTCTCTAGTGTATTTTAGACCGTCTAACGAACAAAAAGGGTTTATGTTATGCGTTGACCATAGTGAGACTTTGAGCGTGAATAATACGCTAATAGACACGTTATTGACGGGCATAGATGCGTTGTGGGTGAGGGATAAAAAATCGGCATTATATTATTTTCCAATTAGAAGCTTGCGCGATGTAAATATCATCTATAATCCGTATATACAAGACCAAACAACAACCCATACATACTTTCAACATAAGTATCCTAATAATACTAAAATAAATAAAATAATACCGGTAGTTAAACACTATGAGGTATGTGAAAATGTGTATAATAAGGTAAAACCATATTTTACTAATGATTTACCACCGTACTTTAATTTTTACAACAATAAATCAACACTCGCATTCTTTGGAATAGAAAAAAATGGAATAAAAATAGATGAAACAATATTTAATGAACACTTTAAACCAAATAACCCATCACATTCAATTGCAGATGGTACGATTTACACCAACTATAATTTGGTTACAACTACTAGGAGACCAAGCAATAGCTTTAATGGCATTAACTTTGCGGCCTTAAATAAGGATAGTGGTGCGCGAAAAAGTTTTGTACCCAAATACACATTTTTAGAGTATGATATTAGTGCTTACCATCCCAATTTAGCAGCACAACTAATAGATTATGATTTTGGTGTAGATGATGTACATCAAGCATTTGCCGATTTATATGGTACAAGTTATAAGGAGGCTAAGGAGCTTACATTTAAGCAACTATACGGAGGTGTTTTTAAGCAATACGAACACCTTGAATTTTTCCAAAAAATAACCAAATATATAGAGGAAAACTGGGATATATATAATAAGGAAGGGAAGGTGTGTGTGCCAATCTCGGGTTATTGGTTTGAGAAAGATAAGTTGGAGAATATGAATCCACAAAAGTTGTTTAACTATATCCTTCAGAATTTGGAAACGTCAACAAACGTTTGTATATTGATGGAGTTACATAAGTTGTTAAGGGGGAAAAATACTAAATTAGTATTATATACTTATGACAGTTTCTTATTGGATTATGATGAGGGGGAAAAGTTAACAGGAGAAATAGAAAGTATATTTAAAAATAAAAAGTTACAAATAAAAACAGGTTATGGAGCAAGCTACGATTTTGAGTAATCATTATAATATTTATTGGGAGACAACCCAATTAAATAATAAGGATTTGAATAATAAATTATTTTGTACGTTCGTTACGGAAGATGTTTTAGATGAAATGGTATCTAGCATTTCGAGCACATACACTATAATGTATAATAAGATGTTTGTTCTTTTTGTTAAGAGCACAAATGAATATGTTATTACATACAATGTAGATCAAGGAAATGTGAGTAACATTCCACTTAATACGATTCTAGTACATAGAAAAAAAGAAACCAATACATTGTATACTATTAATGCCTTAAATGATTTAATTAAAAGATTAAATGGTGGTGTTGTAGATACAACATTCAGAATTGATTGGCAACATTATCGTAATTGTATATTGCTTACCCAAAATGGTGAGATTAAACAATTAAACACAAAAGTAAGTAGGATTATAGATCTTTAATAGAAAAGGTTATTTTAACTTGGGTTCCCCCAAATTAATTAGTATATTCACGTTGTAATAAAAATAAAATAGTTATGGATTTAAATGAAATGAAAAATCGACTGTCTGCCATGCAGTCAAAATCTACCGGAGGTGGTGGAAACAAGAAAACCGTATTTTGGAGACCATCTGTAGGTAAACAGGTTGTTCGAGTTGTACCTTCTAAGTACAATAAGAAAAACCCATTTACCGAAATGTATTTCCACTATGGTATTGGTAAAAACACAATGGTCTCTCCTGTTAATTGGAATGAAAAAGATCCTATTGTAGAATTTGCAAAACAATTGCGTACTACAAGCGACAAAGAAAACTGGCGCTTGGCTAAAAAACTTGACCCTAAAATGCGTATTTTCGTTCCCGTAATTGTACGTGGTGAAGAGGCAGAAGGTGTTAAGTTATGGCAATTTGGAAAAGAATTGTACATGGATTTCTTAAATCTTGCTGACAACGAGGATGTGGGTGATTTTACAGATGTAATGATCGGTCGTGACATTACACTAATTACAGTAGGTCCTGAAGTAACTGGTACAGCTTACAACAAGACTACTATTATGCCTAAGGTTAAAGAAACACCATTGGCTCCTGATAAAGCTCAAATTGAGGCTTTATTGAACAACCAACCAAACCCAAGCGAAGTATTTAAAAAGTATTCATTCGATGAAATGAAACAAGCACTTCAAGAACATTTATCTCCAGAAGATGAACACGAAGAAGGGTCAATTATTGATGAAGAGAAAGAGGCTCCACAAACTGTAGGAACACCTTATACCATCAAAACCCCAGCTGCAGCTAAAGTAAGTAAAGCAGAAAAATTCGATTCATTGTTTGACGATGAAGATGACGTACCATTTTAATTAAGTAAACATTATGGCTAAAACTAAAAAAAGCGAATCGCTGACGGCTGCTCTATCCTCTGAACTTAGATCTAAATTTGATTTAGCTAAGTTTAAGGAGAAAAAAATGCTCAATTCAAATGTAAAATTTAAAGAGCAAAAATGGATTCCTCTTAGCCCTGCTTTCCAGGAAGTAACCTCAGTACCAGGTATTCCAATGGGCCATATTGTTCTTCTTAGAGGTCATAGTGATACGGGTAAAACTACAGCAATGATTGAAGCAGCAGTGTCTGCTCAAAAAATGAAAGTTTTACCTGTATTCATTATCACTGAGATGAAATGGAATTGGGAACATGCTACTCAAATGGGTTTAAAAATCAACGAAATCGTTGATGAACAAACAGGCGAGGTCCTAAATTACGAAGGTAATTTTATTTATGTTGATCGTGAAACCTTACATACTATAGAGGATGTATCTGCTTTTATTCTAGATTTACTAGATGAACAGAAAAAAGGTAATTTACCTTACGATCTACTCTTCTTATGGGATTCAATCGGATCAGTACCTTGTGAACTATCAGTACGTTCTAATAAGAACAATAATGAATGGAATGCAGGTGCAATGTCAACACAATTTGGTAACAATGTTAACCAAAAAATGACATTATCTCGTAAAGAATCTTCACCTTACACTAATACATTAGTATGTGTTAATAAAGTTTGGACAGCAAAAGCAGAAGTACCTATGGGACAACCAAAACTTATGAATAAGGGAGGTTTTGCTATGTGGTTCGATGCAACGTTTGTAGTAACATTTGGTAATATTTCAAATGCTGGTACATCTAAAATCAAAGCGATTAAAGATGGTAAGCAAGTTGAATTTGCTAAACGAACTAATCTCCAAATTGATAAAAACCATATTAATGGTATTCAATCAAGAGGTAAAAT